AGAAGGCAGGTCGTTTACATCAACGAGGCGAACAACATCGACTTTGAGTCCTACTACCAACTCGCCATTCGTACCAGCGAGGCCATCTACATCGACTTCAACCCGACGCATGAGTTTTGGGCGCATACCGAGGTCCTGCCTGAACAGGATGCAGAACTGGTCATCCTGACCTACAACGACAACGAGGCTCTGCCCGACACGATCAAGCGGGACATTGAACTGAACCGCACCAAAGCCGAAACGTCAGCATATTGGGCGAACTGGTGGAAGGTGTACGGCCTCGGTCAAGTCGGGACGCTTCAGGGTGCCATCTACGAGGACTTCGAGGTCGTGGAGGGTATCGATGTCAGCCGTGCGAAATTCGTCGCCCTTGGGCTTGACTGGGGCTTTAGCAACGACCCGACGGCCTTGGTCGCTATCTACCGGCAAGGGGACTGCCTGCTCATTCAAGAACTACTGTACTCCACGGGCCTCACAAACCAAGACATCGCAGACAAACTGCGGTCGCTGGGCATTACAAGGGCTTGGGAGATAGTAGCGGATTCAGCAGAACCCAAGAGCATCGAGGAAATCTACCGACTTGGATTCAACATTAAGCCGGCGGAAAAGGGTCCAGATTCGGTCAGGAACGGGATAGACATCCTGAAACGCTTTAAATTGCAGGTGACCAAGGATAGCACCAACCTGATCAAGGAACTGCGGTCCTACACTTGGGCGACCGATAAAGAGGGGAAGAACACGGGGGTCCCGATTGACTCCTTCAACCACGCCTGCGATGCTATGCGGTATGTGGCACTCAATAAGTTACGGGTCAGTAACTCAGGGAAGTATGTTGTGGTTTAACTTTGCCCCATGAACCCCGAACGCATCCTTGACCTGCTAATTGAAATCGGCAAGACGGTTGCAGCCGTTTTCTTTATCATCACTCTTCTAACCCTCCTTTGGACCTTATGAGCGAGTTTAAACAATACCGAAGAAAGCTAATTGCGGAATTTAGGCCTTTTCATGAAGGCGAACAATTACCCGAAAGCGTATCAATATGGCAAGGCGATAGGGACAATGGAAGCCCCAAGGTTGGGGACATGATTGGCCGAGACCCCAAGAACCATGACGACCAATGGCTCGTCGCAAAGCAGTTTTTTGAGGACAATTTTGAACCAGTCAATTAGTTTATGAAAGCCGTTCACTATTACCACATCTACTGCGGGGGGAATTGGCAGTTAATCCTCAACCAGCATATGATGGCGGTCTGCAACTACGGACTCATCAATGTCTTGGACGAAATCCGGGTCGGCATTGTCGGTCCTCCCGAACAACGCAAAGCGGTCAAGGAGGTGCTGGAAGGCTCGATGGTGGCTGATAAGGTCAAGGTCGTAGTTACCCGAACCAACGCTTGGGAGCAGGCGACCCTGACCGAGATGTACCGGGCCTCGCAGGAAGAGGAAGCCGTGTACGTATACGCTCACACGAAGGGGGCTGCGAATCCATCCTTGACAACCCAACTTTGGGGGAGGTCGATGCTATTCTTCAACGTGGTCGCTTGGGAGCGGTCCCTGCAAATGCTGGAGCAGGTCGATGCCGTAGGATGTCATTGGATTACAAAAGAACAATTCCCACACATGGCCGATGCCAACAACCCCGAAGGCTATCCGTACTTTGGGGGCAACTTTTGGTGGGCCAAGTCAAGCCACATCAAGGAACTGGGCGAACCTGCAAGGGACCACCGATTCCAAGCCGAGCATTGGATAGGAAAGAAACCCGACACCAAGGTCTTTGATTCCAACCCCGGCTGGCCTTCACCTGAACGCTTTGTCATAACTTTTTAGCATGAAAAAACACATCGACCAACTCAAAGCCTTGGACTACTCGCATATCTACACGACTGCGGTAGAGCATATCATTGAAATCTACGAGGAAGCCAAGAAACACAAGGGAGGCCACGCTTTGGAACTCGGCTCCTACCTCGGACACTCAACGCTCGCTATCGCCTTGGCTGGGCTTGACGTGGTGGTTTACGACACCGATACAACCGTAGAAGACAAACGCAAAGCACTCCTGTCCAAGTTTAAGGTCGAATGGAACAACCAACCGAGCCACATGGCCCTGCAAGAGGTCAGGACGTTTGACTTCATCTTTCACGACTCGGATCACGGGGACGGCATGATTCCCGAAATGGTTGCCTTGTTCAACAAAGCCCTGAACCCCGGTGGGACGATGGTCATCCACGATGCCGAACTGCTGACGATGATCAACCTTACGAGCCAACTGCAGCCACACGAAGCCAAGGGGTCAACGGACCAAAGGGGTCGGATGCTTTTAACCCTCTACAAGAAATGAAAGCAAAAACTTACATCTTCTGCCACGATACGGACATCGTGAAGCAATGCGAGGCCGAAGGCAGGTTCAGGGACTTCTTTCCCTACACTTGGGTCATGCTTGGGTTCAAGGACTTTGAAGACATGGCTGGGCTTGACCATATCGTTGCAAGGGACGAACCCGACAACATTGAGAGCCATCGTAACCTCGTCGCTTGGACGGGGTGGTACGCTTTAGCCAAGAATGACTACATCAAGAAGGGAGATGTCGTGAACCTGTTCGAGTACGACCTAACCCGGAACGGGGACTTTGACCAAAGAGCCTACTGCGCTTACTTCCGAGTCCCTGTGGACGTTGTGCCTTACTGGTCGTGTGGCGATAATTACGAGCCTCACATCAAGCAACTTACTGGAAGGGGTGCAAAGGAGTTCTATCAACCCGTCGTGCCTATAACTTCCAATTACACGCTTACTTGGGACGATTCCTACCTTGACCTAACCATCGCTTGCATTGAGCAGAAGTTGGTCGCTTTTCCTCACGTCGGCCACATCCTTGAACGAGCCTACTCGCAGAGGTTCGCTGATATTCCCTACAACGTGGCTGCATTCAAGCACGCCTTCGCCAACTCTCACGGGTTCTAAGATGTACTTAGTCGGGGTCAACTACGCAACGAGTGAATACCTTCCAGCAGCGAGGGCGCAGGCTAACCAGTACCCTTTTCCGATTACTATGACCGAGGACGAGAAACGACCGGGCAGGGGCAACAACTGGTGGAGGTGGAAGCCGCAAATCATCCTCGATGCTCTCTTTGACTTGCAGGAGGACGAAGCCCTGCTTTACCTTGACGCTCAAGACCTTCACGGAGATGGCTGCTTTGAGTTTGCTAAGCAATACTTGCAAGACAACCCCATCCTGTTGCATCAAAACTTTCACAACCATATCTCATACACCAAGGGCGACTGCTACGCCTTAATGGACTGCCTTCAGTTCTTTAACGAGAAACCGATGCAGATAGAGGCAGGGTTTCTCGGACTACGCAAGACCGACTTCACGATTGACCTCATGTACGAATGGTCCAAGTGGCTCCACGTTGACAAGGCCGTGAATGACGACCCAAGCGAGTACCCGAATCATCCGTCCTTCATTGACCACAGGCACGACCAAAGCATCCTGACCAACCTCGCCCTGCTTAACGACCTGCCCATGGTCGTCGTCCCTGAAATCCGTTGCAACTCAAGACCCAAGTTATGGCTATGAAACTCCAAGACCTCACCATTGACCAGTTCCAGCGCATCGGAGCCATTGAGTTCTCCAGCGTCCTTGGGGACTACGACAAGCGTGCAGGGGTCGTCGCAATCGTTGAGGGGGTGGACATATCACTTGTCCGAGAGATGTCCGCCAAGAGCGTCCTAAATCGCTACAAGGCTATTATCAGCGAGTGGAACGCATTGCCTGCGTTGGGATACAAGCGAAAGTTCAAAGCAGGGGGCAAGTGGTGGATTCCGACGGTGTTTACGGATGAACTCACCGCTGGGCAGTTGATAGAGTTAATGGACGCAAACACCACGGACGAAAAGCAGTTGTTGCAGAACCTCCACCGAATCATGGCGACCTTGTGCCGTGAGGGTGGTCTATTCGGATTCTTCCCGAAAAAGTACGATGGTGCTGCCCATGCTGAAAGGGCCGAGTTGTTCAAGAAGCACGCCAAGGTGGGCGATGTTTGGGGCGTTGTCAGTTTTTTTTTGCTAAGTTCAGAATCCTACTTGAAAGTTTTGAGCGACTATTCCAAGCACCTGATGACGAAGGCCGAGGGGCTGACGTAAGCCCGCTTGCCGGGTATGGTTGGCTGATGGTGGTGTGGAGGATGGCAAATAAAGACGTGCTGAAATTCGATGCCATCTTTGCGATGAAGGCGGTGGAGTTCCTAAACTACGCCCTGCTGATTCACGATATTTTGGAGGCAGAACGGATGGAGGCGGAGCGGGCAAGGCGCAGATAGACACATTCCAGCACGGGGGACATTTACCCACATGGAAACAACCATACTTGCGAATGGCCAACCCGTAGGTAAGTTCGGTAGCGGTTCGATGAAGGGCATCGACCAAACCGCTCTTGAGGGCATTGGTTCAGTCGTTGGCCCCAAGGGTGGAGGCAAGTCCCCGGCCCATGATGTCTTGGTCAAGTGGATAGAACGGGTCATCGAACTTGCGAAGAAGAACCTCGAAACAGCCAACGCAAATGCAGGGGGAACACTATCGGCATCCATCGCACCCGAAGACATTGAACTATCCGCAAAGCAAATCGTCGTGGCTATCATGGCCAACCCCTATTGGAAGTACGTTGACCAAGGGGTTCACGGAAGGTCATCGAGTTACATATCCGCAAGGGACTCAAAGTTCAGGTACGACAAGAAGATTCCACCACCCCAAGCCATAGCCGATTGGATTGCAAATAAGGGCATTCCTGTCGTTCCGACCTATTCACGAAAACTCAAGCGGATGCGGACGAAGCAGGAGCAAGGTTTGGTCCTTGGAAGGACGATGGCCTTTGCTATACGTGAGCGAGGTATTGAGGGAACCAAGTTCATGAGCAACGCCCTATCCCCCGAAATGATAGACGTTTTGGTGAACACCATCGCTGAAACCTTAGGCAAATCCATAAGTGTAGCAACCAAACTATAAAATGGCAACAACCGTCCTTTCCGGGTCGCCCCAAGTAGCAACCCCCGTTTACAACAAGATGCTCTTCAAGGTCAGCGGTTCGCTGACTGCACAACCCAATTACAGGTACGTCTGCGATGTCAAGAACCCAGCAGGGACCACCCTTGCACGGCTCAAGTGCGACAAGTTACCGACAACCAGTTACGGCTTCTTTGACGTTGCCAAGGTCGTTGAAACCCTGATTGCACCGACCAAGCCATCCTTGACCCAAACGGGATTTGTTGACCACGCTGGCTATTATTCGGGCTATCGCCTCGACTTCATGGAGGAATACGGAAACACCCCAGTCGTGCAGACGGGAACCGTTACAACCGTGTCGGGGAATGTTTCCTTTGCTGGAAACTTGGAGCAGTTAGAACTTGCGACTTGGAGTAGCACCCTTTATTTTCCAAGCACGGTCAACGATGGAGTAAGCGAAGCCCTTACCTCCGTTGCAAACCGAACCGTTTACTCAAACAACTACGGATGGCTTGCAATGGGTCAGTCAGGTAGTGGAGTTTACGATTCGGGAGCAGTTGTTGAGTACTTCAACTCGGCAGGCGTTTCGCAGAGGTCCTTTGAGGTCGCACTTCCAAGCGGTGTCGCATCGAATACCATCAACCGCTTTGGTGCTGGCCCTATGAATCTAAAGTCCTTGACTTCGGGTCAATGCTCTGATAGTCAGGCAGGGTCGGTAAGTTTCCCAACGGGAGAGGGAGCCTACTATACTATTGCCTTCTTAGATAGCGGAGGCAATATGACAAAGCCGTACAGGTACACGCTTGGCCCTTGTGAGCGATTCAACTCCATCCCGGTACACTTCCAAAACAAGTACGGAGGTATTGACTCCTACACCTTCACGCTGAAGAACCGCAAGAGGGCCAACATTACCCGGCAGACGTTCGGGTACAACTCGGACGTTTACGCAACCACCACCTACGACAAGGTGTGGGCAGGGGAGTTCGACTACGTTTACGCACTCAACTCGGACTGGCTGACGGATGCTGAATCCGCTTGGCTTATCGAGATGGTCCGTTCCGGTCAGGTATGGCTTGAACTGGATGGGCAGTTAGTGGAGGCCATTGTGAACGCCAACACCTACCAATTCACGACCCGCAGGAACGACCGCCTCACGCAGTTGCAGGTCGAGGTTGCAGTCGCTTACAAGAATACTATCCTATGAGCGTAACCCTCATCGCCTACCCTCTCAACGATTCCGATGTTGAGGTTCCCTATGTGGTTGACACGATGGGTGGCACGGACATAGCCATCACGTTCAGCATCGATGACATCAACGATATTACCAAGCGGAGGGGGTCTTTCTCCAAGACGATAGAGTTGCCTAATACGACAACCAACGCAAGCCTGTTCAAGTTTGCCTACAATGTGCAGTCCTTCGTGGGTGGATTCCAACCCAACAAGAAGATTCGTGCAGCCATGTGGGAGGATGGGGTCCAAGTGTTCAGCGGTGCAATGCAGTTGCTGTCCATGAGCAAGACCAAGGGAGAGGTAACTTACGAGGTCGGCCTGTTCAGCGAAGATGTGAGCCTATTCCAAGACATCCAAAACAACCTGCTCGTCAACACGGCTGGCGTTACCGGGATGAATCACACGCTGACCTCGGCCCATGTTTCTGCGACTTGGACCGCATCGGGTGCGAGCGGTTACGTTTACGGCTTGGTGGATTCCTACGGAGCCACGGATGTAATTACACAAGGGTGGTTTGCGGTCCCTTACTGGAAGATGGGGCCATCCATTTACGTCAAGAAGATGGTGGACCTGATTTTCGCACAGGCAGGCTATCGGTACACATCCAACTTCTTCAACTCAACCCTATTCAAGAAACTGGTCATCCCCTACTCTGCCGGGACGATACCAGTTACCCTGTCCGGGTCGAACATCTTTGCGCAGTCAACTGGAAGCGTCAACTTCATGGAGGACGCTAATACAACGATACTTTTCAGCAAAGACACTCCTGCACCTTACTTTGACAATGCAGGCTATTGGGTCGCATCCTCCAGCACTTTCGTCGCTCCATCCGTTCCAACCCGCTGGGACGTTGAGGTTGCCCTAACGGTCAGCGGTTCTTTTGCAGCAGGGCAGGCTTTTCTTTCCAATATGTCTATCCGCAATCTCACGGATTCGACTGACAACGCGGTTATCACCAACATAAGTGCAAGGACGCAAAGGCAGTTTGTGGTTAGATTCCAAAACGTAACCATACCGGCCAACACGACGGCAAATATTGGGTTCGTAATTACGCAGGACACATCGGTGCTGACGACCCAATTCTCTATCCTTTCGGGGGCAACCGTTTTATGGACTTGCCTTGAAAACCCCCAAAGCATCGGAGTCGTTGATATGCGGACCGCCCTGCCTGCTGACGTGAAGCAGAGCGACCTGCTCGTTGACCTGCAAAAGATGTTCAACCTTTACTTCATGCCCGATGCACAGGACCCTAAACTCCTATACATCGAGCCGTTCAAGGACTTCTACTCCAGCGGTGTGGTTGACTGGACGCAGAAGGTTGACGAAAACCAAGAGCAAGTGCTGACCAATGGCGACCCGAACCAATACAAGTCGCTTGTGTTTAAGTACAAGGACATGGGGGATTATTTGTCCAAGACCTACAAGTCAAGCAATCCACTTGCGAAGGAAGGCTACGGAGGCCGTCAGTTCTTGACGCAAAACTTCTACGGCAAATCCGAGTTTGTCTGCGAAACTATGGCCGGGACGCTGATACCGGGTTCGTTCACGACCGACAAGGTCATCGGCAGGGCTTGGGACTTGGAAGGCAGCACGGCAAGCGGTACGGTCAAGCAGTTGAACACAGGCTACCGATTAGCACAATACAACTCAATCGCTCAAGGAACGACGTCTTGGTTTTATCAAACAGGCGTGAGCGGTTCGTTTGCAACTGGTGAATACGTCGCCAACGTTCCATTCGTTAGCCACATTGACAACCCTTATGCACCGACCGAGGACCTTGCCTTTGGGATTCCGAGGCAGGTCTTCTACAATGCAGTCAACGCAAGCGGTACGCCAATCACCTACACGAACAACAACCTCTACAACAAGTATTGGCTCAATTACATCACCGAAACAACCTCCAAGGAAGCCTTGCAGTTGGAGTTGACCATGGTCTTGAACTGCGTGGACATCTACCAACTTGACTTCCGCAAGCCGATTTATTACAACGGCATCCGCTGGCGTTTGCTGGAGATTCGGG